CTCTTACCGATTGTTGTGCATTTCCATGTTTCTCAATTGTATGTCTTAGATATGCAAATACAACTGTAACTTGCAAAAATGTACTACTATCATATGACATTTGAACAGCATTAATATCCACAGGAAATGTATCAATAAAACGATAAGTCAATAATGGCATATTTTTAAAAGTATTATTCTTATCATTTGGATTCTGTAAAAAGTCTCTTTCAAACTTTGTGATTGATATCATTCTTCGATAATCATCTGGATATCTAAATCTTGAATATGTATTTCTCTCTTGATATGCATTTAATTGACTTGCCTCTGCTCCATCGTACCTACCATTTGATTCATTATATACTGGATTGATATAATTCATCCACTCTTCAAACATACGCAATACATTATAATCATCGTCAATATAAAAAGTTAAATCAAATTGATTATATACTCTTCTTGATGCAAATCTTTCTATCATTCCTTGACGACTCCCCATCTCTTCTGAGATATCAAAAGATGTACCAGGTAGAGATGCTTGAGAACATAAAAAATCATACTTCTGAAATGTAGAAGTTGTATCATTAAACAATCCACAGTTAGTTAAGTATTCAAATAGACCTAAATTATTGCCTGATGCAGTCCTACGAACAAGATCTAACGATACTTTGAATTGACTTGATATCGCAAGTTTCGAAAATATTGGACTCGCATTAGGTATACTTAAGTGTAAATCTTCTGATCTTATTGCCATCTAAATAGTTTTTAAATTGTTCCTGATAATATATGTATGTCATATAAAGGAAAATATTATCCAAGATACCCGAAAAAGTATAAAGGAGATCCCCGAAATATTATTTATAGGTCTTTGTGGGAAAGAAAATTTATGAATTACTGTGATCTGAATGAGACAATCAGTGAATGGCAGTCAGAAGAGTTCTGGATTCCGTATCGTTCTCCAATAGATAATCGTGTTCATCGTTACTTTCCAGACTTTTTCGTTAAGTATATTGATAAGAAGGGAAACAAAAGAACTATGGTTGTAGAGGTTAAACCAAAAAAAGAAACGAAGATGCCACAAGTAAATCCGAAGAAAAGAACAAAGTCATGGGCTCATTCAGTACAAACGTATGCAGTCAATCAGGCAAAATGGAAAGCAGCAAGAGAGTTCTGTGCTGATCGCAACATTGAATTTAAAATTATGACAGAAGATAATTTAGGTATCAAATGACTATCGGAGAAAGAATAAGAGACAGAGCACGAGTAGAAGCAAATGCAAGTCCAGATTGGTATGCAAATGAATTATATACTGAACTTTCTGAAGTTGCAGAGACTCGCTTTCCAGAAATAGGAGAACTTTGTTTTTTCTCATACACTGCTTCGTTTCCAGAAAAGTATCCATTCTATGATCGTAGACCACTTGTGTATGTAATGGAATTTCAACAAGATAAGATGCTTGGTGGTAACTTACACTACCTAAATCCAGATTATCGTGATGGAGTTGCAAAAGGTCTTGTCAATAAAACAAGTCTCATCTTACCAAAGAAGACATTGCATAGGTATTTTTATAGTAACATTGGAGACATTTTTATCATTCCACCTGATCCTGAAGAGTATGAAAGTGTTGCACAGTTAGTAACTGAGAATTTTTCTGATAAATACGGACAGAAGGTATCACCGCAAAAAGCTTGGAATAGTATTTAAATGGCACATTTAGGAACATATACATCTGGAGGAATTACATACGATAGACATTCTGGACGAGCAATCGCAGGAGAAAATATTGATGCTGAATTTGCGGAAGAATTTGAGAAAGAGTATGCAATCACTTCAAAATATTACAACACAGTTAATCTTGAAAATTATAAGAAACTTGCGGATTTTGATTATGATGGTGCTGCTGACAAAAGAGCTCAGTTATTCATGAATGCTAATGGTGAACAAATACTTACATTTGGTCAAGGTAATGGAATTTTATTTCCAGGTTTACCATCTGGGCCTACTGAGGAGTCAATAAACAGAAATTCAAACGAAATACCTTTTTATGATTTTTCCAAACCAAATCAAGAAAATGGAGCATCATTTACTCAAACAGGGGTAGATTTTTATGCGGGTCGAGATGACTATCTTAGAGCAATTGAAAATGGTTTAGATCAAACTGAGATACCTTATGAGGAATGGAAGACGGAGAGATTAATTGAAATAGAAAAGGAACTTGTGTCTGCAACAACTGATCAGTATGATAAAATGAAAAAAACAAATAGTTCGCAAGTCAAACCACAAAATATAATGACTAAAGAAGAACTTGAAGAAGCAGGTATTGAGACAAATGGGGAATTTCAAGGAGCAAGCAATCAAGAACTTCAAGAACGCATTAGTAGAAACTATAAAGGATTACATAGTTCTGATCGTTTTTTACAAAGACTAAGTTTAAAAAATTTAAAGTATCCAATAGATGCTGACTATGGTAATACACAAGATTATATTCAAATAAATCAGTTTACATACCAAGCAACTAGTCCCAAAATTTTATTCGGAGGTAGTGATTCTATAACTGAATTTGGAAGTATATTGGAAAGTGGTTTAAAGATGGGAACACCAAAAGAAAAAGTAGTCGGATTAGTTAAACTTCCAATGCCAAATGATTTAACAGATTCAAACAATGTGGCATGGGGTGAGGATCAATTAAATGCAATCACTGCAGCTGCAGCAACTCTAGCTTCTGGTGGTGTTAGTGGAGGTTTGAAAATTTTAGAAGATATTGCTAAAGGAGATCAAAATTTACTCCAAGGATTGAGTCAAGCACTCACTGGTACTCGTGAGGGACTTGGAAAAGCAGTCGGTCAAGCAAGAACAGCATTTGAAAATAATCCAGATGCAGAATTATTGGGAAGAAGTGTTCTTGGTTCTGGTCTGTTAAACTTAGCAGGTTTTGGTTTATCTCCAGAGGCAATTCTCGCAAGGGGTGCAGGTATAATTCCAAACTCTAACCTACAATTACTTTTCAATGCACCTACATTGAGAGCATTTAGATTCAACTGGAAGATGAGTCCTCGTAGTCAGGAAGAAGCAATTCGTATTAATAATATTATTCGATTTTTTAAACAAGGTATGGCAGTTAAAAAGAGAAAAAATAGTGGGCCTGGTGGTGCATCATATTTCTTGGCAACACCAAATGTTTTTGACATATCTTTCAGAACATCAAAAACCAATCAAGAAATAAATAATCGAAACAATTCTGTTTTGAGAATGAAAACCTGTGCTTGTGTTGGTGCTGCAGTAAACTACACCCCACAAGGAATGTGGAATGCTTATGAAAAAGGTCAACCAACATCTTCTATATTATCACTACAATTTAAAGAATTAGAACCAGTTTACAATACTGATTATGAAGAAGATCCATTTGAGTATGATAATTTAACTGGTTTTGTTCCAGAAAACGGAGTAGGTTACTAATGGCATATTTCGAAGAACTACCAAACATATCTTATCCCTCATTATTACCATCGATCAATAAGATTGAAGATAGAATTACTGTAAAAAATATATTTAAAAGATCAAAATTAAGATCTGATATCGACCAAGTAATCACTGCTTTTAATTATTATTATATCGAACAAGGAATGAGACCAGATATGGTTGCTCAAGAAATATATGATGACTCCGAGTTAGATTGGGTGATACTTACATCGAATAATATTACTAACATAAGAGATCAATGGCCTCTTGAGCATAATGATTTACATGAATATATGTTGGATAAGTATGGGTCAGAAGAAAATATAAATGGTATTCATCATTATGAAACTAGAAAAATAGTTGATGAATATAATCGTGTTGTAATACCTGCAGGTTTAGAAGTCGATGCAAATTTTAGTTTTAAATATAAAAATTTTTCAAATTCAATTGTAACTGTAAATCCTGTATCAGCAATTACAAATTATCAATATGAGGTCAAACTCAATGATGAAAAAAGAAGAATCAAAATATTAAAACCACAATTTTTACCTATATTCTTATCAAAC